ATCATAAAATAGTTAATGTAATGGCAAACACGAGTAAAGAAACACCAGAAAGCCTACATTTTATGAATGAGTGTGATAAGTTTTTTAACTTGAATCTAGTTTGGGTTGAAGCAGCCATAAATCCAATTAAAGGAAAAGGCACAGACTTTAAAATAGTTGACTATAAAGATTTAAAAAGAGAAGGTGAAATATTCGAGGAAGGAATAAAAGTTTACGGCATACCAAGCCAAGTTAATAAATGGTGCAATCGTGAATTAAAATTAATACCATTAGGCAAATATGCAGCTTCAATTTTTGGTAAAAGAAATTTCTCTGTTTCAGTTGGTTTGAGAATTGACGAATTAGACCGAGTAAGGAAAGACTATAAAACAAACAATGTTTTTTATCCTTTAATGGATCGTAAAATATCAAAAAAGGAAAGGAATTTATTTTGGAAAGACCAGGCAATAAAAATTACTATTCCAGCTTATAAAGGTAATTGTGATTTATGCTTTGAAAAATCTAATAGAAAGTTAATCACAATTATAAATGAAGAACCAAATAAATCTAAATGGTGGAATAATATGATTTCAAAATACGGTAATATTGAAATTGAAGGAAAACCAAGTTACAATGATTTAATGAAAGAAAACGGAGTAATGACTTTTTATAGAAGCTATAAAACAATAAAAGACCTAGTTAAAATGGCTCAAAATCCTTTTAGAAAGTCAACAGACGAATATATTTATGAGAATGATTTATTTGATTTGGAAGGTGAATGTGGTAGTGGCTGTAAGGTTTTTTAAATTAGAATATATTATTCACTTGTTTATAACGAGTGGTTGAAGGAACAAAAAGAACTAAAAGAAAACAATTAAAAATTAACTAAATTTGAACTATCATTGTAGAAAATGAAGAGATAGAAGGAAAAAGAGAACTGGGTAAAAAGTGTGAACGAACAGAATAAGCTATGCCAACAGAAAAGAACATAAAGACACCAGAAGAGTTGTACATTTATTTTGAAGCGTATAAAACCGAAGCGAAAAACAATCCATATCTAAAGCACGTTTTTGTAGGAAAAGACGGGGACAGTAAATACCAAGAACTAGAAAAGCCTTTAACTTGGAATGGCTTCGAAATATGGCTAAGAAAGAACGGAATAATATCAAGACTAGAACACTACAAGGCTAATCTTGACGGTAGATACTCAGAATATATGGACATCATACGCGCAATAGACCGAGAAATTTATAACGATAAGTATTCGGGGGCGGCTGTTGGAGTGTACCATAACAACATAATAGCACGCGATTTAGGACTATCTGAAAAGGTAGATAACAAACATGACTTTAGCGGTGGAAACGTAACCTTTAAAGTAGAAGGTGAAGAGCCAGAAGAACAATAATCAACCTTTTAGGGTAAGTAGTCTTTTTCAAAAAAACTATGAGATCCCAGAGGGGAAAGACCTAACCATTAATAGGGGCGGTACTTCAAGCGGAAAAACCTATTCTTTAATGCAAGGCTTTGCAGTAAGGTGTAGGCAAGAACCAGGAATAATAATAACCGTAGTAGGTCAAGACATACCTAACCTAAAAAAAGGCGCAATTCGTGACCTTAAAACAATCCTTAATACTTCTGAATGGCTACAAAAAGCAGTAGATTACTATAATAAAACCGATAGAATACTTTACTTCAAAAATGGTTCAATCATTGAATTTAATTCATACGACGACGAACAAGACGCAAAGAACGGAAAGCGAGACTATTCCTTCTTCAATGAGGTAAACGGTATATCTTACGAAATATTCGAGGCTATTTATGTACGGACCAAGAAACATACTTGGGTAGATTTTAACCCTTCTGGGGAGTTCTGGTTGAAGGATAAAGGATTTGAGCAAAGGGATAACGTTAGGACTTTTAAAAGTACCTACAAGCATAACCCTTTTTTAGACCCTAAAACAATTCAAAAGATTGAAGACTACGAACCAACAAAAGAAAACATAGCCAAAGGAACAGCAGACGAATACCGCTGGAAAGTGTACGGTAAAGGGGAGTATGCACCACTAGAGGGGGCTATCCTTAAACGCTGGAAGAAAGGAAAATTCAACGACGAACTGCCCTATACTTTTGGGCTTGACTGGGGTTGGACCGACCCATTTACATTGACTAAAGTAGCAGTAGATAAGAAAAAGAAGATTATTTACGTCAAGCAAATAGCCTATTCCAGCGGCCTATCAATGACTAATATAAAAACCATTATTGAAAACAACTGCACAAGACAAGACTTAATAATTTGCGATAGTTCAGAACCGTTAAACATAGCTGAGTTAAGAATGTACAACGGAGGCTATAACGCAATCAGAGCATTTAAACGTCCGGGAATAGTTCAAGAGCGTTTACGTTGGATGCAAGATTATTTGATAATAGTAGACGACAGCCCAGATATTGAGAACGAACTAAATAACTATATCTGGAATGATAAACGGGCTGAAATACCTATTGACAAGTTTAATCATTCAATTGACGGAGTAGGCTATGCGTTCACTTATTGGCATTTGAAGAATCGTTAAACAAACACAACTAAAAAAATTGTAATTTTGCCAAAAGTGTTAATATGGCATATCGGGACTCAGGCAAACTATCTAGCAGAGAATTATTCATCTCAGATCAGTTTGTTAAAATTGGTGAAGGGTTTAATGGTTCTACAATTTCAGACATAAACGCAATCAAAAAAGGCTACTTAGGTAGTTCCGTTGTTTACTCAATAGTCACACGAATAGCCAGAGGAGTTTCAAGCCTACCGATTTATATTTACGACAAGACCAATGGTAAAGAAATTAAAAGCGGAGAAGTTTACGACTTTGTTTTTAAGCCTAACGACAACCAAAGTTTTAACGAGTTCTGGGAACAGTTAGTTACTTTCTATACTTTAACCGGAGAATGTTACAACTACCTAGACGCTGAATCAATAGGGTTTTACAAAGGTCAACAGTTAGTTCTACCACCTCAAGCTGTAACCATAGAAACAGAAACAAATAGCATATTTTCAAAAGTCAAAAGCTATAAGTTTAACGACGGAGAAAATATAAGCCCGTTAGATATTGACTACGTTATGCACGTTGCAATGAATAACCCTTCAATGCAAGGACTGAAAACAAAGAACGGTTTAAGCCCATTACAATCAGCACAAAACATTTTAAACGCTTCCAATAACGTAGAGATAGCACTAAGCGAATACTTCGAGAATAGGGGTGTATCTGCATTAATAACACCTTCAAACGAAGATCCGTCAATGCCAATGAATGACGAAGACGAGAAAAGCATTTGGTCCGCATTGAAAAGAAAAATAGGTGGGGCTAAGTCTATGAACGCAATGAGGTTTTCTCGTAGGGCTTTAAACGTCCAGCAACTTAACGCAAGTTCAACCGATATGCAAACCATAGAGAACAAGAACCAACTAACGAAAGACCTTTGTAATGTTTTCGGGTTTCCAGCAATGCTTTTAACAGGAGAACAAGCTACATACAACAACGTAAAAGAAGCAGAAGCTTCAGCGTATAATAACAACTACATACCAACCTTTGAAAAGATAGCGGCTGGATATGAGCGAAAGTTTTTATCTAAGTTCGGAAACTATTCTTTAGGTATTCACAAGGAAAAAATAGAAGCATTGAATCCTTCACCAACTGAACGAGCAAACCAAGCAATTAAATTGGTTGACGCTGGATTGATAACACCAAACGAGGCAAGAGAATCAATAGGCAAAGAAGTTTTAAGTGACAAAGAAATGGACAGCGTAAAGCCTAAAGGTTCAAATGTTACAATTTCAAATGTTTAGTTATGGAGAAGAAGAAACTTACTAAAGAGCAATTGAAGAAGTTGAAAGCTGAAAAGCTAAAGAAAGTTATCGATAATAAAATCATAAGGAAATGAGCAAAGCCGATATTAAAAAAATGATTGCTAACAAAAAGCAGTTAATCAAGTTAAAGAAAGCCACTTTAAAAAAGTGTGACGTTATAGAATTAAGTTCTGCCGCTGAAATTACTAGCAAAGGAATGACTGACAAAAACGATAACGAAAATGAAATTTACAGAACAATCGTTGGTAATACCTACGGCTTCATGGATAGCCACCAGGACGTACA